TTTTTGGCTAAGCGCGGCATTACCGTAAGTTTTTGGACGATTGCCCGGCACCGCCGCGGCGAGTGCGCGTGCGCACGATGAGCGGCGAGGAGTTGCAGATTGAGCAGCGGCTTATTGAGGTTACCGAGGCGCATAAACGCGCCCTACGGCAACTAGCCAAGCGCGATGCAGCGCGCGAGGAGTTAGTTGCCGCGGTGTACCAAGCGGCCCGCGACGCCGCACTTAGTATAACGATACCGCCGGTACCAAAGCCCAAGGCCTCGGGCAAAAAGGGCGAGCCCGAAACCTTGGTTATTTTGCTTGGCGATTGGCAACTAGGTAAGCAGTCGGAAACCTACAACATAGAAACCGCCAAGGCGCGTATTGCCCTGCTTGCCGAAAAGGTAGCGCGGCTTATTGAGTTGCACGGCGTACCGGTTAAGGAGATTGCGTGCGTATTGCTGGGCGACTTTGTTGAGAGCGACGGGAACATTTTTCCTAGCCAAGCCTACGAGGTAGAGCGCGGCGGTTTGTACGTGCAGATTTTCGAGGGCGCGGGCATGCTTGCCCAGTTCGTTAGAGCAATGGCGGCGCTAGCACCAAAGGTAACCGTGCGCGGTGCGATTGGTAACCACGGCCGCCTTGGGCGGTTTGGCGACCATAGCAACGAGAGCAACGCCGACGCGATTTTGTACCGCATTGCAGCCGAGCACCTACGCGGCGAAAAGCGCGTTGATTGGCGCGAGAGCCTAACGATGGGCGGGCGCCATTGGCACGATACGCTAACGCTACCGGGCGGCAAAACCGCAATGCTGGTACATGGCGACCAGTTCCGCGGCGGTGCCTTTGGGTTGCCGTACTACGCGATTGCAAAGCGGGCGCAGGGTTGGAACCTTAGCGTGCAGCCGTTCGACTTTTTGTTTTACGGCCATTGGCATACGCCCGCGCGGTTAGTGCTATCCGATGGCGCGCATACGTGTTGGGGCAATGCCAGCATTGAGAGCAGCAACCGCTACGCGCAAGAGTGGCTAGCGGCAAGCGGTACGCCCGCGCAATGGGCGCTATTTTTCGGCAAGGAGGGCCCGACCGCCGAGTACCTGGTTAGGCTCGATGGTGCCCGAGGCTAAGGGCGAAAGCGCCCTATGCCCGGTATGCGGGGAGGCGGGGCGGGTATACCGCTTTAACGAGTACCCCGTTAATACGGGGGTAGGCGGCATACCCTGGATTTTGGGCCAAGCCGTATGCAAAACGTGCTTGGAGGTGGTTATTGAGGCGGTAAAGGAGGGGGGGTTGCCCAGCCCCCATGAGGGGGGGCTTGACGGCTAAAAACCGTTAGGTGTACTATCTGGGTATCGGAAATACACAGCCCCGCTAGGGGCGGCCGATAAGGAGGAAAAATGCAAGGCAAGTTTAGTACCGGCGAAACCTACTCCATTAGGGCGTATAAAAACGCTTACAAACTTACCAAGCGCCGCGACGGCAAATACCTTATTGCCTTTGTAGCCTTTGACCTTTGCGTATTGGAGCAAATGGTTGCGGCTTACGAGATGAGCGGCGACTATTGGGAGGTTTGGTGCTCATACGAGGTAAACGTTTTGCACCCACTTACCAAGCAGCGCTACGCCGAGGTAGCAGCCGAACTAATGGCCGAGTACGGCGAGGAGGTGCCAGCATGAGCGCGGCACCAAAGCAAACAAAACTTTTTTACCAGTTGATTAAAGCCCAAGCCAAGTTGGCAATGGCGGGCAACGCTAAGGAGTTGGCGGCCGACCTTGGGCCGATTGAGTACCAAAAAGCGGTACGCCAATACCACGTTGCAAAGCGTGCAATGCAGCGCGTAGCGCTTGCACTTACGGAGGTGCGCTAATGATTGACCAAGCCATTAAGGCTATTGAGGAAAGCCGCAACGCGCGAGATCGCGCGCGCATTGCAAGCGCCGTGCGGGTACGCGATGCCCAAGCGTCGTATGCCCTGGTAATCGTATGCGCAACCGCGAAACTATCCCCCGTTGCCAAGTCGGCATTGCGGGTTTGGGCGTTGCAAAGTTTGCGCGTTAAGCATTACCGCGCGGGCGGTAAGGAGGTGCGGTTTAACCCTACGCGCGATGAGATAACGGCCGAACTAGCCGCCCTGCTTGGTACGGAGGGGCGAGCATGAGCGGCGCCTTTTGGAACCTATGCCCAGTTAATGCCAAGCATGGCTATTTGGCCATAGTAAAAACCGATAACGGCGGCCTATTGGCGGTATGCGCAAAGTGCTACGTACCGGTAAAAGGTCGGCCAAACTATTTGGAGGTTAAGCATGATTAAGGCGGCGATTAAGCAGGGGTTTATTAGGGGTTTGATTATTGCGCTTTATGCGCTCATTGGGTATTTAATCGCCTATACGGCGATGGGAGGGAGGGTTCTATGAAACTTAACCGAGCGGGTACGCCAAAGGTGTACGGCAACTTTTATACGCCTAAGCAGCGGGCACGGGCTCGAAGCCGCGGCAACGCCCAAATAATCCTGCTTATCGGGCTAATAATCCTGGTAACGGTTTTGCGGGGCGGGCGATGAACGGCGAGGGCACCATTGCGCACCTATGCAACCCGCATAGCCTTAACGGGATTGGTAAGACGCGGCCCTGCATGCGTAGCCTTTGGTGCGGCAAGTGCCAGCGCCCGGTATTGGCAAGGCCCGTAGTTTGCGGCGAGTGCTCCTATTGCGTGCGCCTAGCCGAGCGCCGCGGCAAGCGCCGAGGGGGTACCTATGCCCACGTATGACTACCAATGCCGTAAATGCGGCGCGGTGGTTGAGCAGGTAGCCCCCGCCGATGGGCGCACCGCCCTACGGCATGAGGCCGACGGCGGCAAACTATGGCGGCTATTTAGCCCGCCGGGGCTGGTATTTAAGGGCTCGGGCTGGGCCAAAAAAGATAGAAAAGCGGAGGGTAAAAAAAATGGCTAAGCGCTATGAGTTTGTAAAGGCAACCCAACGTAGCCCCGAGTGGCTCGAACTACGGCGCCGAGGGCTTGGCGCTAGCGACATGGCCGCCGTTATGGGGGTAAGCCCCTATAAAACACCCTACGGGCTATGGGCCGAGAAAACGGGCGCGGTTGAGCCGCAAAAGGTAGGCGCCGCCGCTAACCGGGGCGTATTGCTTGAAGATGCCGTCGGGGTTTGGTATGAGCAGGAGCGCAGCGTTAAGTTGCGTAAGAGCAATGGCGTAGTACGCCTTAAAACTAACCCGCGGTTTATGGCAAGCCTTGACCGCACTATTGCGGGTAGCCCTGGGATTGTTGAGATTAAAACCAGCGCTAGCCCCCGTTGGAGCACATGGCCCGTACCGCCGGAGGTAGTTTTGCAAACCACGTGGCAAATGGGCATAGTTGGCGCGCCGTGGTGCGACGTTGCCGCCCTGCTTGGCGGGCTGGTTTTTAAGGTTGAGCGGGTAGAGTTTGACCCGGCACTTTGGGAAACCATGCAAGCCGCGGCTACGCGGTTTTTAGAGTTAGTAGATACAAACACCGCGCCCGGGCTCGAAGCGCTTGATGCCATGGCCTACGCCGAGGCTACGCCCCAAGCCACCGAGGAGTTTGCCGTTGCCGATGCAGCCCATGAGCGGGTGCTACGGCAATACCAGGAAACCGCCGCCGAGGTGCACTTTTTAGAGCAAAAGCAAAGCGCCTTGGAAATGGTATTAAAGGAGGCCATTGCCGAAAAGGCGGGGCTAACGGGTGCGGGCTGGACTATTTATTGGCGGCAAGCGCGGCCTAGCGCCATTACCGATTGGCGAGCCGTAGCCGAGAGTTTGCAGGGGCTTGCACCCGATACTTACGGCGAGGCCCTAGCGCGCTTTACCAAAGAGCGCGCGGGTAGCCGGCGCTTTATTGTGCGCGATGGGGGGCTTAATGATTAGCGGCTATACCGCTAAGGGGGTGCTCATTACCCTAACGCCCGAGGAGTTGGCAAAGGCTAAGGCGGTAGGCGATGGGCGCAACGCCGCTAACCGCGGCGTAGGCGATAAGCCCTACTACGATAGGGAGAAAATGCAAGATGACGAAACCGCCTCATACGCCGCGGCGGTTGCCGAGTGCGCGGTTGCCAAGGCCTTTGGCGTTGCATGGCATGCGGGCGTATGGCCCGCGGCCGAGCATTGGCGGCACGCCGAGGAGCCCGATTGCGGCGAACGTATAGAGGTTAAGCGCGTGCGTAAGCCCGATAACGGGCTAGTAGTGCGCGAAAAAGACGTTGCACTTAACAGGTTTGTAGTGTTAGCCTACCCGCTACCCGAGGAGGGCTTTCGGGTAGTTGACGTAATAGGCTGGATTGCTGCAACCGATGGCTGGGCCATTGGCGCAGATAGCGGCCGGGGCTATAAGCGGGTTGCCCAAAAACACCTGCACGCGGTACCAAGTTTGGAGGCACGCAATGAGTAAGCACGCCGAGGTTTTAGCCGCATTGGCGGCACCGTTCCCGCCCGAGGTTATCCGGCACCGCCCAGGGCAAGGCGGGCGCGACCTTACCTGGGTTGATGCCCGCACGGTTGCGGGGCGCCTCGATGAGGTGCTAGGCGTAAACGGCTGGGACTTTGAGGTGGAAAAGGTAGGGGATACTAACGCCGTTAAGGGCACCCTGCACGTGCGATTTGGCGACGGCACCGTTGCCATTAGGGCCGACTTTGGCTACGAAACCGGGGGTAGCGGCGAGAGCCTCAAAGAGGCGGCGAGCGATGCATTACGCCGTTGCGCCAGCCTTTTTGGGGTGGCTAGGTACCTTTACGCCAAGGAGAACCCCGCTACGCCCCGCATTACCGCCCCTACGGGCATTGTAGCGAGGGCAACCGAGCCTAGCGCGGGCCACGATACGATCATGCTTAAAGCCGCTATGGAACTTTTCGGCGCCGATGCTTGCCCGGATCATGGCCAGCCCTGGGCTAAAAAGCCGGGCGGCGTAAGTAAGGCAACGGGCAAGCCGTATAACCCCTTTTGGGCGTGCAGCGGCAAAACCGACGGCGCTTGGTGCAAGCGTAAGCCCAGCATTGAGTGGGTAGCCAAGCAAACCGAGCCGATTAACACCGCGGGCAATGAGGATTTAGAATCGTTGCCTTTTTAGTAACGTTAGGGGGGGCGGTAGCGGGTTATACCGTTCCCCGCCAATACCGGAGGAGGGTTTATGGGTTTATGGATTAAATGGGAAGTAAACGCGCATAAAGACGAGGCTATTAGCCAGATTACCGACACGGCTTTTAGGGCCTTTATCGTTGCCATTGCCGAGGCCAAGCAGTTGCGTAATGGCGGCCAGTTTAAGAACGTTGAGCACCTCCGCCATTGCATAGGTGCAAGGCTTGGGCGGGCTATCCCGCAACTACTAGCAGCCGGTCTGCTTAGCAAAACTGGGGAGGGCGCCGTGCTTATCTCAAACTACGCTCGATACCAAGTCGACCCCACCTCGGCAAAGCGCCAACGGGATTACCTAGCCAGATTGAGCACGAAACCAAGAGGGGTTGACGGCGTAGAGCAGAGCAGAGCAGAGCAGAATAAGAAACCCCCTACCCCCTTAGCGCTGGGCGAGATTTTGCGCAGGGCGCAACGATGAGCGAGCACCTACGGCCAATAGCCTTTATGGGCAAAGCGGGTACGGGTAAAACCACCTTGGCGCAAATGCTTAGCGAGCATTACGGCTATGACCGGTTGAGCATTGCCGAGCCTATACGCGAGGTAGCGCAAATGGCCTTTGGCAAGTTTGATAAGCAAACCAAGTACCCGCAAAATACTTTGGGCTTGGCACGCCTTATTAGCGGGCGGGAACTTTTGCAGGAGATTGGCGCAGCCTTGCGGGAGATGGATAGCCTTTTTTGGCTACGGGTATGGCGGCGCCGGGTTGAGTGCGAGCAGGTAGACGGCACCGTTGGCCTTGGGGCTAACCGCCCCTGGGCGGTTGATGATTTGCGGCTCGATGCCGAGCGTAACTTTATTGCGGCCTGGTACCCGCATACGCTATTTGTACGGCTGGTACGGCCGCCCGAGGGCGCAACCGAGCCGTGGCAACTAGACATTACCGAGCGGCAAGCGGGCGAGTTGCCCGCCGAGTTAGTGCTTGATACCCAGGCCCTAACACCGTTAGAGTGCATAGCAGCGGTACTCGAAGCCGCCAAAAAGGAGGTAGTACATGAGTAGCCTAACCGACCTTGAAACCATGGCCGAAATGGTAGGTTTTAGGTATGCAAGTTTGGTAGTAGATACGGCAACCAGCAAAGTAACGCTGCAATGCGAGGATCACGATGGCAGCACGCTAACGGTTGAGAGCGATACGGTCGACGGGGCCATGCTTGCCATGATTGCCAAACTTGGCACCATGATTAACCCGGGCGAGGAATAGCACCATGGCCGAGGAGGGGAAAGTTTGTATTGGTTGCCAAGAGGATTGGCCCGACGACGCCGAGTTTTACCGCGAGGGTAGCCCCGTATGCTTGGCATGCGAGGCCGAAGGGGTAAAGGCGCCCAAGCGTAAAACCCGCGGCTACCGCACGCCCGAGGCGGAGCGTAAGTACCAGCGGGAAAAGTACGCACGGCACCGCGAGCAATACCAGGCTGGTATGCGCCGGTGGTATGCGGCTAACCGGGTTGAGCATAACGCCAAGCGCCGCGCCAAGTACGCGGCAAAGGAGGTTTAGCATGCTACTTATTGGCGATTGCGTAGAGCAAATGCGCACCCTCGATGCCGAGAGCGTCGACGCCGTTATTACCGACCCGCCCTACGGGCTTACCTTTATGGGTAAAGATTGGGATAACTACGGCACGCCGCTAGGCTTCCAGCAATGGACGGCACAATGGGCCGCCGAGGCGTACCGAGTGTTAAAGCCGGGCGGCTACCTGCTTGCCTTTGGCGGCACCCGCACCTACCACCGCCTAGCGGCGGGGGTTGAGGACGCCGGGTTTGAAATACGCGATTGCTTACTATGGCTTTACGGCTCGGGCTTCCCTAAAAGCCTTAACTTAAAGGGCGATTGGGAGGGCTGGGGTACGGCATTAAAGCCAGCGGTCGAGCCTATCGTTATGGCGCGTAAGCCGCTTATTGGCACCGTTGCCGAAAACGTGCAGTGCTACGGTACGGGCGCCATAAACATTAACGCTACCCGCGTTGGCACCGATGAGCGCTTTAATAATCCCGGCGGCATTAGCAGCGTAAACGGGGTGTATGGGTTGCGGTTTGGCAACGTTGAGGGCAACACCGTAAACGGCCGTTGGCCCGCTAACGTATTGCTTGATGAGGAGGCCGCCGCGCTGCTTGATGAGCAAAGCAACGAGAGCGTAAGCGGGGTAGGGGTACCAAGCGGCTCGGGCGGTATCTGGGCACCATCTACGGGCAAACCAGCGGGGCCGCAATACGGCGATAGCGGCGGCGCCTCGCGGTTTTTCTACGTAGCCAAGGCTGCTAAGGCCGAGCGTAACTTTGGGCTAGACGGGTTTAGCACCGAGGTAGCGGGCACGGGCGCCCTACGCGATGGGGGGCAAGAGTCAAAGACCCGCGCCAATACGCACCCTACGGTTAAGCCGGTTGCGTTGATGGCGTACTTAATCCGCATGGTTGCGCGCAAAGGCTCGGTTATCCTCGACCCCTTTATGGGCTCGGGTACTACCGCCGTTGCCGCTATCCAAGAGGGCGTAGCCTGGATTGGGTGCGAGCGGGAGGCCGAGTACGTAAAGATTATTAACGGCCGTATTGCCGTAGCCCAAGCGGGCCTAGGCTTGACGTTAGCCGAGCAGCCAGATACCGTAGCCCCGGGCGGCTCGAACCTGGCGGGCGAGCCGCCCACCATTGAGCACGGGGAGGAGTTGGAACTATGGCGGGAGTAAAAACCAAAAAGGGCGGCGCAACCAAAGCGCCGGTATGGCATGGCGGCGATTGCACCACGTGCAATAAGCCGATTGAGTCGCACGCCAAAGCCAGCCGCGTGCTTATTAAAACCTTTGAGGGCGCCAAGGCTACCCATACCTGGGATTGGCGGCATAAGGCTTGCATTGGCGGCGGTAAGTAATGGCAACGGTGCGTAAGGCTACGTACAAAGGGGAGGCCCTTTGGCTTAACCAGCGCGGCAACTTTGCGGAGGTGTTTGATACCGACGGCATGCCCTACGCCCGGTTGAGTACCTACCTAGACGGCGAGTTGGCACCGGCGGGGTTTTTCTTTTGCAAGGCGTATAGCGAAAATACCGACCTGGTTGAGGCCCTTATTACCCAGGGCGCGCTATACGTAGTTGGCGAGCCTATCCTATTGCCGCCGTTCGGCGCCCGGGTGCTTATTGCCCGCATCGTTGAGTTGCCGCAATGATTGGCGCGGTCGCGGTTGCCCTCATTGTTTGCCATACGGCCATAGCGCTAACTATGGGTTGGATTGCCCTAACCCAGCCCCGCACAAACCCAGGGCTGGTATTGGCGTGGTTTACGTTGAGTATTGCAACCGCCATTACGCTAGGCTTTTTAGCACGATGACCGCAACTAACGACCTCAGCGTTGATGAGCAAAACGCCCGGCGGCGCCGAGGGCGCACGGCGCGCCAACGGGGTAACGCCTTTGAACGCGAGGTTGCCAAGATGCTTAACGGCGCAAGGGTGGGCCAGTTTGGCGGAAAAACCGACGTGGCTACCGATTGGGTAGCGGTTCAATGCAAGGTAGGCGGCGCTTATTCCGAGCGCTACGATGGTTGGCTACGCTCGATTACCGTAAAGGGCGACCAACTAGCAGCGCTGGTAGTAGGCGATAGCCCAGGGCCCGGCAAGCGCCGCCGTACTATTATTGTGCTTGACCTTGACGATTTTGTAGCGTGGTTTGGTAAGCAGGTGCAGCCATGAAAATAGCCTTAGCCATTGCCCTAGCCATAGGTGCATGGAGCAACCCAGCGCCTACGGGCGAGCCACCCGCCCCATACGTACCGCAACTATTAACCGAGCCGCGCACGCCAACGCTTTATGAAACCCCGCTATTTGGTACGGCTACCTGGTTTGATGCCGAGCGCGGCAACCAAACTACTTGGTATAGCCGGCAAGGCATAACGCTTTACGGCGCCGCGGGCCCAGGGTTGCGCGCGCTAGTACCCGACCGCTGGAAACAAAACTACGGGGTGCGCATTACCTTTTTGGCTACGGGCGTAACCGTAGACGTGCGGGTGGTTGATTGGTGCAGTTGCAACGGCACCGCCCGCCGAGGAGATGAGCGGCTAATAGATTTAGCCCCGGCCGTATGGCGTGCAGCGGGTTACCCGCTGGGCTATGGCGTTGCCGACATTATGCTTATGGTGCAGCCATGAGCCAAGCATTAAGGCCCGAGGTTATTAGTAAGCGCGTACTAGAAGCCTACCCAAATAGCAGCGCCAACATTGCCAGCGATAAGGTAGCCGCCCGCATGGTTGAGTTAGGGCTAAGCATTACGGGGCGCACCATACGCTCCTATGCCAAGGCCGAGCGGCGCCCGAGCGCCGAGTTTTGCCGACTATTTACCATGGCCTTTGGCCCCTTTGATTACGATGATTGGGTAGACCGTAACGATTTGGCAAAGCCCTACATGCCTAATAACCGCCCCGTGCTTACCGTTGCCGAGAAAGAAAGCCGCCGCTTGCAACTACTTATTAACCGCTTTTGCGATTGGTGCACCGGGGGCGATACCGAGGCCGGGCTAACCCCCCGATGCCCCGACGCTACGTGCGTAATGCGCCCAGCCTCGCCATTACCGCTAGCCAGCAATGCCATTACTAAGCGCGTGGCAACGCCCGATACGTGGGGTTGAGTGTATTAAGATACGCGCACGCCGCCCCTATGCGGGCGGCCCCCCGCCCGCGGCTGCTTCCTCCCAGCCGCGGGCGGCTACAATCCCCCGCATGAGAAACCAAGCCGAGCGCTACCTTAACGCCGCCTTGCCTACCCTTAACCTACGCCAATGGCGTATTAAGGTAAGCCCCGATTTACCCCCCGACGATTCCTGGGCCGACGTTGAGGTAAGCCAAAACCTATGGGTAGCCACCATACGGTTAAGCAATGAGTTTTTTAAGGAGGCCCCCGAGCACCAGCGCAACATACTTACCCATGAGTTATTGCACGTGCATAACGCCGCCATGGAGCGTATGGTTGAGCGCCTTGAAGGGGTACTAGGTAACCAAGCCTACGAGATACTTAACGGCCTATGGGATACCGAAACCGAGCGGGTAGCCGATGCCCTCGCCCCGGTTATCGCGCCCCTACTACCGTTGCCCGCCTTTAAGGCTAAGAGGTAATGCCGTTACGGTTTGCCCGTGCTTGCCTAACGTGCGGGGTATTGCAGCGGCAAGGCAACCGTTGCGGTAAGTGCGCGGGGGTTATCGTTGCCAAGCGGGGGCGCGAGCGCGGCCCTACCGTATACACCGACCCAGCATGGCGCAAACTATCGGCGCTGCTACGCGCCAAGCGCCCATGGTGCGAGGCGTGCGGCGCACGGGATAGCCTAACCGTAGACCACATTACCCCCCTGCACCCAGGGCAAAACCCCGTAGTACCCGAGCACCTACTACGGGTGTTATGCCGCCCTTGCCATGGCCGCGTTACCCGCCATAGGTAGGGGGGTTATAATCTGGCGATGAGTACACCCGTAGTAT